TGACCAGGCAGCGTTGCATAGCGGTATTTACAGCCATTGCATCAGGGTTTTGAATAGCTTTGTTTTGATTGTTAATGACAGGCATTTGAGCTGTCATGGTTTTGCCAAAAGCTGTAACCGAGCAAAATACCATCAAAGTTTCAGCAAAATAAACAGGATCGCCATAAGTCCAAGTTGCTGTTGGGTCTTGCTGGAGGAGCTGATCTACAGCCCAAGACCATGACAGATAGGTAAATTTACCTTTTTTCTCTGTATGTTCGTTTACATTGATTTTTCGTAGTTCTAAAAATTTAGTCATCACTTTTTCCTTAATATTGACCAGTTACTTTGTCAGTTGCAAAACTTTCCATGTATTCGTAGGACATATTCCACAACTTACGGCCTAGAGCTTCAAAATCTCGCTTTTCAAGCATTTCTTCTAAAGCTGCTATATCGTCTTTGTTTTGAGTAGCTGCAAAAGCCTCATTAAAGTTTTCCCATTTGCAAGGGTTGTATTCATCTTTCATAAGGTCTGCTATTTCTGCTTGTAACTCATCAGAATCTAAGTAGTCATCTTCTGGCTCATAGTAGGCATCATGTCTAGACATTCCCATGATTAAAACCCTCCTGTTCTGTAGATATAAACAAGAGATAGGCTGATGCCAATGGCAGCTCCTAAAAGCATTGAGGCAATTACCTCTAAATTTGTTGGTTGTTTTTGCTTCATACAATTTCCTTTCGACACTTGTTAAAAAATTTACTGCTTAGGTGTAACTATACATGAATTTGACAGTTATCAACACTTTTTTTTAGTTATTTTTATAGGGGATTCCCTAATACAACAGTTTTACATTGTTTTGAATTTGGTATATGATCTAGCCAGTTTCTTACGAAAGGATAACATGAAACCATTTGATGCTTTAAAGCTGGAATTTGGTGTTTTAGCCAATCTAGCCAAGCCTTTAGGGGTTCGAGAGAATGCTATTTACCAATGGTCTAAGCGTGGAACGATCCCAATTAAACATATCAGAACCTTAATTGAGCTGTCTGAAGGAAGGCTTACGAAAGAAATTTTGCGCCCTGATCTGTTTATTAAGGACTAACAATGAACTTTTACCCATTTCATATTGGGGATTATTTAAGCCATACCTCGCATTTAACTGATGAGGAAGATTTGGCTTATAGGCGGATGATTGACCTTTATTACCAAACTGAAGAACCTTTTACCGATACAGCAAAGCTGGCTCGGAAGGTTAGATCCAGCTTTGAAATAGTAGGCAGTTTGTTGCATGAGTTCTTTGTTTATGAAGATGATGCCTGGCATAACAAAAGAGCTGATGTAGAAATAGCCAAATATAAAGCTATGAAGGATGGGGGTCGCAAAGGTGCAGCATTAAGGTGGCATAAGGGTAGCGATACACCCCCTATTACCCCCCCTAATCACTCCCCAATGCCAACCAAGAACCAAGAACCAAGAACCAAGAACCATATAAAAACTACTCCCACTCCTGAAGGAGTGAGTATTGATTTATGGAATGATTTTTTGGTTTACAGGAAAAGGCTTAAAGCTCCAGTAACTGACCGAGTGCTTGCAAGATTGGTAAAAGAGGCTGATTTAGCCAAAATGCCTTTGTCTGATGTATTGGAAACCATCATTTTTAAGGGCTGGAGATCATTTGAGGCAAGCTGGATGCAACAAGCATCTCAGAAAGCCACAGAATTGCCCCTAGGAACCGATAAACAAATAGAGGAGGCATATAGGGTCGAATGTGGCGGAGATCCTCGTATGGCTCGTTTTAACAGCTATTTTGAGATGAAAAAGTTTATTCAAGATCAGCGAGATAAAAAAAGGAAGGCAGCATGATTTATTACATTTATGACGAACTAGGCATGATTCGCCAGGTTAAAAGCAAAACTGAGGCTCAATACCTTGTTTCTTTGCGCCCTGAATGGAAGATTGTGGCTAAAAAAATCAATAAACCAATTTTTAAATTTGAGGCAGCTCCTTTTTGAATGAAGAAAAGTATCGGCATCAATGCGCTGTTCGCCAGCTCATCATGTGGCGAAGGCAATGGGGTTTGAAGGCTTTTAGGGAATATATGCACAAAAATAAGTTTGATTGGCAGTTGGTAAGGGATTTTGAAGAACAATGGTTGAAAGGAAATAGAGCTGATGAATATGGAGAGTGGAAATGAATTTAGATAAATTAGATGAAAACAGGGTTGAAATGGCATTGATGAAATTAGCCGAAACTAATGAACTCCATGCAGCTCTAGGCGGTCAAATGGATTACCTAGATAAAGGAACTAAGCAAGCTGAGGCTCATGCTTTTTTGCTTGCTGAAGGAACAGTTGCTGAAAGAAATGCTAAAGCCATAGCTAGTCAGCAATATAAAGATGCTTTGGATGCCTGGTTACAAGCAAAGGTTCAATTTAAAAAAATAGACAATGAGCGCCAACATGAACAGCGAATTATTGATATTTGGCGCACTTTATCCAGCAATCGCAGACAGGGGGCAATATGAACAATGAACCAGTAGCGTGGATGGTAAGTAATGCGCTTGGAAACACCTACTTTGAAAAAGATCGAGGTAAATTGCCATACATTTTATATGAAAATGCTATGCCACTTTATACCCATCAATCAGAAACAATAACACTTGCAGAACTTAGACAAACAGAGCTATACCGCAAAGAACAAACAAGACATTTGCGTGAATTGTTAGAGCCAAATGAATTAACGGATGAGGAAATACAAAAAGCAATAGACGGTATTGATTGGAATCAATCAAATGTTTTGATTCGGTTTGCTAGAGCAATACTAAGAAAGGTACAGGAAAATGGTTGAAGCCAAACTGTTACGCAAGAAACTAAAGAACGGCTTGATTGTTGATAAATGGGATTTAGTAACCATTATTGAAAAACAACAGGCTGAAATAGCTTCTTTGCAAAAAAACCTTGATGTAGCTTTGATGATTGTTAATGAACCAGCAAAGACACTAACAGATGAGGAAATAATTAAAACAATGGTGCAATTTGATGTTTATTCAGCAGATGACCAATGTTTAATTGAAGCTGGCAGAGCAATACTAAGAAAGGCACAAGAGAAATGAATGAGCCTAAAACTTTGCGAGAAATAGCTGAATCTGAGGGGATAAGCCATCAAGCCATAACTGAAATTATTGAGCGAGCTTTGAAAAAGATGGCAAAAGAACTTGAAAGAAAAGGCATTAAGCTGGAGGATTTGCTGTGATCGGAAATAGCGGTCAATCCTATGCTCAAAGGGTTAAAACCATCAAAAATGATGGCGAATACCTATTTGAAAAGCATTGCATTGCTAATGGCTGTGAATTTAAAAGACTTGGTTTTGATGAGCATGAGGACAATGTTGCTAATTTTTGGAGAATAAATCCGATTCTTAGAAACCTTCCTGATTATGTAATCAACTCTAAAGGCAAAACTTTTGTAGTGGCAGTTAAAGGCACAGACAACTTTAAAAAGAAAGAGTTTGAGTTGTTGCCAAGCATGGTGCAAGCCTTTAGTTCCGAGGAAGCGCCATTAATTTATGCTTTTTGCTTTAAAGAAAAACAGTCCCCAATTTGGGTAAAACCAAATAAAATCATCGAGTTGTATAGTCAGGCTCAAGACCAGCAATGGCATGATGGGGTTATCTATAGAAATCTTAACTTAAGGATGCAGCATGAAAGACTTCAGTATGCCGTACTTGACCCTAAAAACCCTGCTAGATCAGTATTACAAAGCGATGATTTCGCAAGATAAAGATCAGGCTGCTCAAATTGCTAATCAAATTGTCGAAGCATCTTTAAAGCTAGAAGATATAGCCCATGACTACTAAGGCTGAGAAAGAGCTGTATCAAAAATTAGCTCGAATTGGTTGCATATTATGTAAACAGCATGGAATCAATACAACCGATACCCCTGTAGAAATGCACCATGTAAGGCGCTATGGTGGCAAGCGCAGCCAAGCGCCTGTGATTGGGCTTTGTGCTTATCATCATCGGCTTGGGGATAACAGTTACCATTCTTTAGGAGCTAAGGGCTTCACTAAATATTGGGGCATTAGTCCTGAAGAATTGATTGAAAAGACCGAGGAATTACTAGGTGAGTAAATATGCCAGGCGAGTTGATGTAAACCAATCCGAGATAGTCAAAGTTTTTAAACAACTAGGTTGTTCTGTATTTGACTGTAGCCGAGTAGCTGGTGGGTTTCCTGATCTTTTGATTGGCAAAAATCATAAAACTGTATTGGTAGAAATCAAGTCAAGTGAAAAGGCTTCATACACTCCAGCTCAAGAGTTGTTCATGCTCAACTGGAGGGGCTCAACTGTTGTTAGAATTAATGATGTTGATGGCGCCATTCGGTTGGTTAAACTGCTTGACAATGCTAATCAATAAGGCAAAATGTAGGCTCAAACCCCATTCTTTAGGAGAAAAAACATGGGCAAAATGGATTCTATGAAGGGTGTACCTTCTACAACTGGTGCTAAAGCTCCTGCTGGCGCAACTTCTTCAGATAAAACTGGTGAGCGCATGGAGAAAAAAGTTGGCGGTGTAGCTATGGGTATGCAAGATGCTACAGGCAAAGACAAATTATTTAATACTGGCAAAACTGCTGGTATTTGCTATGAGCATAAGCGTGGCTGTTGCTAAATAAAGCGAAAACTCCTAATGCGTGAAGGTCATTAGGAGTTCTCTAACCAAAACAACTAACCTGAGGAGTTGTATGGCTGTTGTAAATTCTAAAGATGGTTGCAGTTCCTGTATATATTTTCTCTCACAAGAAAATGACTTTATAGGTCTTTGCAGAAGATACCCCACTTACCAAAACCGACATAGTTCGGAATGGTGTGGGGAATTTGTCATTGTGCCTCCAAATCCAGTATTTGAGGCATTAGTTCAGGATCTAGAGATTACTGTTCAGATCGCTGAAGATGCCAAGGAAAAGCGCAGAAAAGTGATTGAAGAAGCTGGAAAAGTAGAGCCAAAGCCTAAAGGCAGACCTAAAAAGGTGGTCGAATGAAGCTCAAACCATTACAAGACAAGATAGTAGTCAAGCCTGATACAAGGGTTCTATCAACTGTTTTGATTGTCGAAAACAAAGAAAAAGACAATATGGGAACTGTTGTAGCCGTAGGCCCTGGCAAAGTAATCAATGGTCGCAGACAAGAAATGCCTGTAGCTGTTGGTGATTATGTACGCTTTGGCACTATGGGATCTGATGAATACCTCAAGTATTTTGAATATTTTGAGGATGGAGAGCGTTATTTGGTTATGAGTTGGCAGGATGTTTGCTTTGCTCAGGAGAATCCCCATGTTTAATTGGATTAAATCGCTATTTGTTAAAAAGCCAACACCTAAAAAGCGAGTAAAAAAGGTTAAAGAAGAAACCTATTTTGCTATGCCAAAGCATGATTTTGTGTTTTATCAACCTGAAAGCGATACTGTAAAAGGAATTGACAAGATTCCTGCAAAGCGCCCTAGAATGTATAAGCAAGCAACTGTTGTAACAACTGGCGAACTTCCTAAAACTAAGGAGAAAAAAGTGGCTACTAAACCTGGCTTATATGCCAATATCCATGCAAAACAAGAGCGAATTGAGAAGCAAAAGGCTTCAGGCTCTAAAAAGGTAGAAACCATGCGTAAGCCTGGTACTAAAGGCGCTCCAACAGCAGCAGCTTTCAAAGCAGCAGCAAAGACAGCAAAGAAGAAGTAATCATGGCTACTAAAAAACATGACAAACCTATCCCTCATAAAACTACAGGGAAAGACAAGACTTACAACCCTACAGAAAAAGGCGCTGGAATGACTGCCAAGGGTAGAGCTGAATACAATAAAAAAAACAATGCCAATCTGAAGCCTCCTGCTCCAAATCCTAAAACAGAGAAAGATAAGGCAAGAAAAGCCTCTTTTTGTGCAAGGATGGAGGGAGTTGTGAAAAATGCCAAAGGCCCTGCTGAAAGAGCCAAAGCATCACTCAAGAATTGGGGATGTAAATAATGCCACTCAAAAAATCAACTAGCAAAGAAGCATTTAAATCAAATGTAAAAGCAGA